GCACCTGTTGTGTTTGCTTCTAAAGCTGTATGTCCAATTCCCGTGTTGTTACTTGCAGTGGTGTTTGCACTTAAAGCCCCAACACCCATAGCACAATTCAAACCACCAGTACTGTTTGCATCTAAAGCTAAAGAACCTACAGCCGTGTTTTGATCTCCAGTTGTGTTTGCTGCTAAAGACTCATAACCAAATGCTGAATTATTTGATGCCGTAGTATTTGCTCCAAGAGCATTATGACCCATTGCAGTGAGATTACTTCCAGTGCTGCTAGCATCTAAAGCAGATTTACCAAAAGCATTATTTCCTGTACCTGACGTATTATTTGTTAAGGCTTGATACCCAAAAGCATTATTATTATTTGCAGTGGTAAGGGCGGCTAAAGCACCTGACCCAAGAGCATTATTTCTTGCTCCAGAAGTTAAAGCTGTTAAAGAATTGAAACCTATAGCAGTATTATCTCCACCAGAAACAGACGCATCTAAAGCTGTCTCTCCTAGGACAGTGTTATTAGCAACAGAGTTTGCACCTTTACCTACAGTTATAGAATTTATTGTTGCATCAGCAGTTGTTGTGACACCACCAGTAAGTGTTCTTAAATCAATCCAACCATCATTAGCTGAATTACGCATTTTTAAAATATTATTACTTGTATCAGCCCACAACATATATGCAGCTGTGGTACTAGGGGCAGAACCAGAACTGTTATTTGTTAATATTGCTTGTAATACATTATTTAAATCGCTCCGGACGTTGGCGCCTGTTGAATTGTCAATTACATAGTCGTGAGTTGCCATTACCTAAACCAATTTTTTATCTAAGTATATCTTAATAGTTAATTTTTAACTACCTCGTCCGAATCCTGTTGCAGTATATTTAAATTCTCTATTCACATGACTAGAGCCATTTTTTACATCTATATTGAAGCCGCTACCTGTAATAGATGACAAAGCAAAAAAGTCTCCGCTTTGTGCGTTTTCAATAGTAATAGCAACAGAGGGCAGAACAGTATTGTCGGCAACACCAGTTCCTGTTGAACCCGTGAAAAAGGTATTAGTGAAAACAACTGACTTTTGCGAAGTTCCTGAAGCAATAAAACCGCCAGTAGATGCCCCTGCATTTCCTAGACTTGTTTCTGTCCTACTTTCTAATTCCGCTGTATATCCAAGCTGATCTATTTCAATGGATTGCGCGGGGTCGTCAGAATCCATTTCGCATCTAAATTTAAAACCACGCCCGACATAAGTTCCATTAACAAAAGGATTAAATTTTGAAAAATTCGCCCCATATGTGCAAGATGTTCCACTTGATATGGTTGCACTTGTAGCAGAAGTAACTGTAAAGGTGCTTGAACTTGGAACAGTTACGATTTCATAATTTCCATCTGTTGCACTTCCCGCGGTAAAATCTATGACAACAAAATCACCGACAGAATATCCATGAGAACTCTTTGTAATTGTTATTGTTGTCCCACTTTGACCATAAGTTGCTGAAGTAGACAGGTCAGGGTCAAGGTCAGTAGTTGCAACTAACAATGATGCTCCAACATTGAACGCTGTGGCTCCGTCAAAATCTGTCCAACTATCGACATTTGCTGATCTTTTATCAATTAAATCATTTGGATAAAAACCTTGTGTTACAAAATGTCTGCGTAATCTTAAAGGTTGTTTGCCACCTAAATCAAGAGTATTTGCAAATTCATAAGAACCGCCAGTAATATCAACAGCGCCAAGAAAATCAAAATCAGCAATAGCATCAAAATCTGCGACCCCATCTAATTCATCTAAAGAACCAAGAACAAGACCATTTACATCATCAGAAAAGAAACAATCAACTTTAGAACCAGCAAAAGGTGTTGCGTCAGTATCTTCTCTATCTTCTAAAACAGTTAATTTTGGAAAAGGGTCAGGGCTGTTTACTATTACAGAAGTTTCGCCAGAACTTAATCTGCCGCCATCATCGCGAAATTTTAAAATATATTCACCAGTTACAATATTTGGAACAATTGATTCGCTAACATTGCCCGGTAAAGCTGGTATAACATCAACAGAATTTGTGAAAGTTGCAGTACCATCAGCAATATTTGACGCCCTGACTACCACGTTGCCTCCATGCACTACGTCAACGTCCGTTGCCTTATCAAATCTTAGTCGTACAAACTGATCTGATATTGGTTCTATTCTTAAATTTGTGACATCTTGCGGCAAAGCTGTTTTACCTACAGCTTCAAATGTTAAATCGGTTGAAGTTGCTGAAAGTTGCGCTTGTATGTTATAACTAAAAACCTGTATTTCATAAGTTCCAAGTTGACTATTAAATATTTCAAAATCAGGTCTTGATACTCTTTCAGTTACAAAATTTCCGTTTTCATATCTGTAATTAACTTGATATTCAATAACTCCGTTTATTGGTTGCCAACTAATAACAATTTTTGATACGGCCTGATTATTAATCGGAACAATTGTTTCGACAGCGGTTAATCCAGTTGGCGGGTCTGTTAAATTATTTAAAATAGAAACATTTCTTGCTTGTAAAGCTTCACCGTCTTCAATAAATGCGTATTTTTCATTTATATAAGATAAAGCTGTAATTGTATAATTTACCGAATCTGTTTCTTCAACAGTAATAACTCTAAATTTTTGCGGTTCGACAGTGACGTTTGATATTAACCAAATAGTGTTAACATTTGGTGTTTGAGAAAATGCCGAACTTACAGTAATAGTTCCGTTTGAAATACTTGAAATCGTTTTTTCTTCAACAGAGCCATCTGGCAATATTAAAGATAATGTTGCATCACCAACAGGGTTTCCAGAACTATTAACCGCAAAATCTGTTGCGTTTGTATCGTCTACTGTAACAACAGTTGTTGAAGTAACACTTGCAAGCCTTCCTGATCTTCTAACGCCCGCGCGAACAGGGTCATTGATGCTAATGACAGCGCCCGGCCTGACCATTAGGCCACCTTCCATTGATGTCGTGAATGTCACTAGCTCAGATTCATTTGCTTCCGAAAATGCAATTGCTTTTGCCAATCTGAGCGCTTGCCCCCGTGATGTGCAACCGAATCCTTTTACTTGTTTAACAACAGTTCCGATTTTTGACGAAATATCTGTATTTTCAAAAACTTCGTAATCTATTTCTTGCGAATCCATATTGAAATATGAAACCGATATGACAGAATGTCTTTGCTTTAAACTTGAACCAGAATAATTGAAACCATCACTTGAAATATTGGCAAGCGAAAAAAGGAACGAAGAATCTTTAGGGGAATCTTGAGCCAATAATATAGAGCCAGTTGACCAGATCGGCATACAACGCATTACGCCCGCAAGTTCATTTATTAGATCAAACGCTTCACTTGATGATTGAATATTGACGTTACAAGAAAATCTGGCTTCCTGTCCTCCAAAGCCATCATCAACAAGAGTATTTGCAAATTTTGATGCGGTTACAAAAGAAAACAAATCAAGATTTGAATCTGCAATATGTGTTCCAAATCCATATCTTTCTGTCGTCAATAAATCAAGCAAGATCATCGCAGGGCATGAACACCAAACCGCAGCGCCCATAACTCCGTTAAAAATATATCCGTCAGGGTAAACAATTCGGCCAGTTGCAGAATCGACAGTTGGCGTTCCTGAACTTGATGCGCCGGCGCCCGGAATTCTTACTTTGATACCACGGATGCGGAATTTACGGCGGGGGATAGAACTAAACTGTTGAGAATCAAGCCTGATTGCGTTATATGCTGAGTTTGCATAAGTGCTTGCATCGTCAATAATTTCAGCAAAACTTGTAAATTGAAAAGCATCTATCAATGAAGTATCTGTTGAATCTGCTGTAACTCTTGAAACTCTTATATCAACAGGAAAAGCACCTGTAATTTCTACAGAATGATCTCTTTGGTAAGCATCAGCGGTTCGTCCTGTCACTTTGCCGCCATTTGCAGAAGTTATAACATCAGTAAAACCTCCTGAATTATATTGAACACTAATTTTATATTCAACAGTTGACCCCAAAAGATCGCCGTCACTTGTTGCCTTTTGTATTTGTGGAAATGTAATTGTGACTTTTATACGATCAACATTTGTATTTGTAATTTGTCTTGTAACTGGCGTATCTGCTGTAACTGTAACCCCGACAGGGGTTATTGAAGAAGAACTTTCAATTCCAGAAATTTTTGTTTGATCTGCTGTGCCGAAACGCGGCGTAAAAGTTACATTCTGAAAATTAAAATCTGTATCTGCTGGACTTGATGAACTGGCTGTCGCTTTAAGAATCGGCGTATCGTTAAGAAAAACGTCTTTTAAATACGCATTTGTATATGCCGCTGAAGTACGGTCTGTAATACCTTCTTTTGAAGCGGTTGCAGAACCTTCAATCTCTCCTTCTGATATAAGGTCAAGAAAAGTTGCAAACTGTTTACTGTGAAGCGTATCAGGGGTTCTTGTCGGCTGTCTTGGCGGAGGGGGCGACCCTCCTTTTGAACCGCGAATAATTTTTCTTTTATCGGTCATGCCTGAACTTGCTCCGTATCAACACCGCCAGAAATAACAACTGAACCTGTAAAAATTTCGCCGTAAACAATCGGGACGGGCGTTCCGGCTCTGCTAGTCTGTTGCGTTCCTGAAAAACTGAACGACAAACGCGGGTCTTGTTCACTAGAAAATTCAGGCATTTTTGGCGTTGGGAAAAGCATCCCACTAACGCCGCTAAGAACCAAACTTGCACCGATAAGACCGAGAGCCGCCGAACCATAAGCCCCTGCCGCATATAAACCTGTAGCGCCCATTAAACCACCGCCACCTGCTAAACCCGCGCCAGAACCGCCAGCAAAAAGCCCCGCGCCCATCGGTGTAAATGACAAACCGATTAAGGCCACTCCAAGAAGCACTTTTCCGAAATTACCCCCCGAACCTGAAACAACAGGTACAAAAGATATATCTGATTTACCAATAGGGTCGTGAAGCTCGTCCGCACCAATTTCCTCATCATGAGTTATAACCTTATAATATCTAGATGCCATATGACTTTCCAGTTGCGGAAAATTATTTATTAAAAAACTTACAGCTTCCGCTACATTTGCAACATTTATATCTTCAAATTCTTTATGACCGACTTGTTTTGCCAGTTCTCCATATAACTTAATTTTGCGAAGCATAACGTAACCTCATTCCTGTGCATTTTAACAACCAAGGGTTGTAAGGTTCTTTACAAGATAGTCTATCTCTTAAATGATGTATTACATCACCATCTACAAAAATCGCCACATGATTCAAGCCCGGCTCTCCGATTGACATAAATAATAAATCATTATTTTTTAATTTTTCATCACTTTTTAATTCACGAAAACCTGTGTCTTTTGCGCATTTTTCAAACATAGGATTTGTCATAAATTCTTCAGGTGTTATTGGTCTGTCCCAATCTCTAAGTTCTATATTTAATTTTTCTTTATAAAACCTCCTCACAAGTGACCAACAATCAGAAACACCCCAAACCCAAGGCAAACCAATCAAATTTGGTTTATATCCTAAAGGCTTATATACACCCCATAATTCTGTTTTAGGGTTGACAATATGCCAAGGCAGTTTTGTCTCTTCACAGCTTATTTTGTCGGCTTCCGAAGCAACAGGCGGTGTTGTCGGGTGTGAATGAATAATGCCAATAATTTCTCCCCCTGAATCCTCTGCCTTTGCATAATCAAGCGGGTCAATAATAAAATTTTCAAGATATGCAGTTGATAAGTTTTTACAAGGAAAATATTTTTCTTTTCCGCGTATATTTAACAAAAGGCCGCAAGATTCTTTTGGGTCTTGTTCTTTTGCGTGAGCAAGAGCATCATCCTTCCAATTCATGAAATTATTAAGCCAATACTAGGAAATTCTTTTCTAGTGCATTGACGTTTAGGCGCTCGAACTCCCGCCATATCAAAAACAGCCGCAAGTTCAAAAGATACAACAGTTCTATTTTCTGCTGATTTTCTATCAATAAGAAAAATTTCCTGTTTACCTTCCGCTGTTGGGTCTGGGGTTCCATATGGGTTTACATTACTTGGGAAATTTGCAGCGTCAAGAAATCTTGCTTTTGTTCTTATTCTTTTTACAGTTGCCCCTGTTAAATCGTTTCCCCTTGTAATTGCATTTACTGTGAGAAGTATTGCTGAAAGAGTTCCAAAAGCGTTGGAAAAAGTAAGGGTCGGGCGTGGCAATTGACCTTTACCATATTTAAATCCTTCAGCCTGAACAGGAAATCTTGTGTATGCCTGACCGTTCCAAATAATTTCCCCGTTATCTTTCAAACTTGTTCCAGCGTGAAAATAATATGTAGTTGTCGCACCATGTAATGAATTATCAAGAGTTAAGGTAAAAAGTTCAATTACCGCTGACGGATTGACTTTCTGTAATTCACTTACAATTTTATCTGTACTCACGGCTCGAATACCTGTCTGAATGTAGCGCTAATTGATGCCCTGTTGTTATAAGGAATAGATTTCGACCAAGTTTCACAAACAAATAATTTTGCACCTGAAAGAGTGATCGAAACATTGCCAGAATTTGTTGCACTGGCAGCGGCTATAACAGTAAATGTATTTGCATCTGTCGCTGTTGCAACTGTAAAAGAACCATCTGTTGCGGAACCTGATGTGTAGTCGATAGTTAAAACATCCCCTATTGCAACGCCATGATTTGTAATTGTAATCGTTACTGTAGTTCCTGATTGAGAATATGTTCCTGTTTTTGTAAATCCTTCGCCGGGCGGTGTAAAAGTAAAACTTTCTTGATCGTTTGCGCGGCTATCAAGAAATGCTTCGACAACATCGGCATCTGTTTCGCTTAACTCAAAATTAACATTGTAGACTTTTGGGTTTTGATTACTTGCTAGTCCAAAAAATATTCTTTGTTCAAAGCCATCTGCAAATCTTACTGTGCGAACAGCGGGCGCAGATTTTTTTGAAAAACCCTGATATGTGGGTGTGACGCTTGGAAAAGTTGCCATTTTAAGTTGCTAGTAAACCGCCCGGCCTTTTTTGTTTTATTAATTCTGATTGTATCGCTGAAGCAAGAGCAACGCCAAGTTCTTTCCCGCGATCTTCATTTGCATTAGATTGCATACCTTCAGCCGAAACATTTACATTTATATTATTTACAATGCCACCGCCTGCGCCGCCGATTTGATTATTGGGAATAACTGTGCCGCTTGCCTTTGGTGTAAATATCTCCGGCCCTCTTTCTCCTACTAAATAGCTACGGCCTGCGGATGCACGGCCACCATTTGCAAGCCCCGGTAGATTTGCAAACAATCCAATTCCTGTTCTTTTTAATAAAGTATTTACCCCAAGTCTTAACAAAGATGATGCAAGATCATTAACAATCGCTTTCGCGGCTTCGCCAAGACTTCTTGTTCCTTCAATAGCACCAACTAAAGCATCAGTTATACCTGTTGCAATATTATCTCCAATTTGTGTGAACAATTCTTTTTGTCGATCAAGAATCCTATTTTGATCCTCTAATTTTCTTGTTTTATCCTCTAATTTAAAAATTTCTGCGGCCTCAAAAATCCCGATTTCTGCAATCAAATCCATTTCTCTATGTTTTTGTTCTATTTCTTTTTCGTTACCTTCAAGTCTTGCTGTTAATAATTCATTTTTTCTCTCAATTAATTGTACTTGCTTATCAAATTCACTTGTTTCTGTCTTTGTTTGTTTTAGTAATTTTGGAACTGTTATGTCTTGAGTCTGTGGCGCGTCAATCTCAACTTGTAATTGTCCAGTTTGAAAACCAAATTTTTTTGTTAGATCAAGTTCTCTTTCTGCAACTAATTGTTGAAAAACAGCATTTCTTTCAAATGGGTCTTTTATATTTCTAAGATTTACTATTTCAGCAGCTTCAATTTTTGCCTGATCTAAAATTCTTTTTCTTGCAGCTTTATCAAGACCCAAGCCAGTTTGTATTTTTCCAAGATTTATTGCTTTATTTATTGTATTTATAACTGTAATTGCATTATTTAAAACACCTTTTAAAACAGGGTCAAGAACTTCTCCAAAAGCTCGCGCCAAAGTTTCAACACCATCAACAAGGGTGCTAAATTTACCCGCTAAAGTAGTACTTTGAGCAATAGCGCCGTTTGCATATTTACCACCCGCATCTGTTATTCGTTGTAGAGCTAAATTAACAGCATCAGCGCTTATTCTGCCGCCTTCTAACGCCTTTCTAAATTGATCCGCTGTAAAGCCATACATTTTTTGCAATTCGTCTTGTAAGCTTACACCCCTTTCCTGTAGCTGTAGTAATTCTTCCCCTTGCAATCTACCCTTGGCCTGTATTTGTCCGAAAGCTGTTGCTATACCGCCAAGATCGGCTCCTGTCGCTCCCGCAACATCAGCTAATCTTTTTGTAACATCAACAAGTTCTTCTGTTTCAAATCCAAACGCTTTTAATCGTTTTGTTGTTTCTATTAGATCAGAACTTTTAAAAGGCGTTACAGCACCAAAAGCTTGAATTTCGGCAATAATTTCATTTGTATCTTCAAGCGAACCTGTAAGAACTTCTAGGCTTTTTCTTTGACTTTCTATTTGTTGCGTATTAAAAATAACAAAAGAAGCTGTTTTGAATAAAGAAAAACCAATTAGTAGTTTTCTTACTGCCGCCCCTAATCTATTGACGCCCGCGCTTGCAGTTCTAGCCGCCGCGCCTGTTTCTCTAAATCTTTTATTATTTCTTCGTACACTTTGTTCAAGTCTATCGGTTGTTGAACTTAATCTTTTTGAAACTGTATTTACTTGCCGAAGTTTATTAACAGCGCTCGTAGCGTCTACAGCAATTTTTACATTAGCTTGAGCCAAGACAACAAAAAACCTTTATTCAAGTGTACACCTATTTTCGTCTTGCGCGATTCATTGCTTGCTTTTCTTTTTCATTTTTTACTTCATAGTATGCAGCCCAATACATAAGCTCGGTATCCGTCATTGATGCCCTTAATTCGTTAATAGTTTTTCCAAGTTCGGACGATAAGAAAAATTCAAAATATAACCAATTATCGCCCTTTAATCGTTTTTTGCTTCGTCTAGTGTTTCATCGTTAGTAAGATCAAACATAAACAATTCAATTTCATTTAATATTTTTTCAGGAATTTCACGTTGTAAATTTATCGCATCAGCGGGTGCAAAATGTTTTGAACCATCTTCTTTTTCTGCTATTTGACAAAGCATCTGAGTTGATATTTCAAGGCCATCTGTTGTATTAGCTCTTGCCTGCGCTTTTTTTCTATCAGCCCTTGTTATTGGGGGAAAATATAAAGTTGTAACAACATCGCCGTTTGCGTTTTTTATTTCGTATTTTCTTCTTACTGAAAGGTCAAAACTTTCAACAAGTAAATCAATCGTTCTTTTGTTTGGCATTGGTTAATTAGTTGACTAATAAACTCAATGTATCAGATAGCGCTAGTTA